TTGCAGTATTCTGTTCCATTTTTATTGAAACAGAGTCCTGCTTTTCTTTTTACAAGTAGTTTCATTTCACTAAAGCTATAACCAACTTCATTTGCTAATTGTCTAATACTAACATGTATTTTAGCAATCTGTGCATTAGTACCATTACCATCAGACACACTAACAAATATTTCTACTTTGGTTCCTTCAGGAAGATCTTCTACAAAACTGTTATAAATCTTTTCCTGGGCTTTTATATTATAAACAAGTTTGCCATCTTTCTTTGTAAGATTGGAAAATAAATTTTGCTTACTCATAATTTTGCCATTGTTACATCATCATATCTATAACCACGTGTATTTACACTTTCAAGAAAATCTATTTTATAAGTAAATCTTTTATTCATTGCATCACGTATTGTATATACACCATCTTTATGACCTGCATTTGTTATTATAACTCTATCTCCATAGTGGAATGGTCCTCCATTAAACCACAAAAGATCTTGACTCACTGCTATCCAGTTTAAATGACTACAACTATCTATGTTAGGTATTTTAGTCTGATCAGCTGTTATATCTGGTGTAGCATCACATTGTCCAAGAACAGGATGATACATTGTTGCAGTTACTGTTATCTTTTTTGGCAAAAGATTTAATACCACTTCTTTTAATGAATCATTTGTAACTTTAATTGAATCTTGTATCATAATCAATGAATCAATAGAATTTTCTTTCATTTCTATTACTTGATCTAAAAATTCTACATTCATTTGATACTCTCTATGTTTATCCTGAAAATAGTTTAATACAGCTAAAACTATAACAATTGCTAATATTGTTCCAATAATTTTTTTCATAATTTTATTTATTCATTATACTTTCTCCTTGCTTCTTCTCTTTCTTCCAAAGCATTCTCTCTCATTCTTTCATTATATTCTGACTCATCTTCAGGTTGGTCAAATAAATCATTACATTTATGACATTTATATATTAGTTCACCCATGATCTCTAAATCTTCATAGTCTGAACCACAACATGAACTAACTTCTCCACCTTCTGGTGGTGATGCTAACTTCCAATCATCATAATTCATTTCTTAGTTCTTTTATTAATATGTTTTTCTACTTGTGAAGCAAAATACATTCCTGTTACTAATCCTGCTCCCCAGGCTAATATGTGTGTTATTACCATTTCCATGTGTTATCTTTTATTCTTTTATCTATTTTTAGTATCAATAGAGCTGTTAGAATTATTATTACCAGTCTTATTATTAATATTGTTTTCATTTTTCTTATCTATTTTTTTGGCCTGATCATTGATCCACCATTTTAAATATTCTTCTGGAGTTCCTTTCCATTCACACTCCTTCATTGCCTGATATAATTCTTTCATCTTACCCATGATTTAATCTTTAAATTCAACTCCATTGTTTCCTTTCCAAGTATGCTCAGTATCATCAGTACTTTCTTTCCAATACTCAACATATAAAGAATCTATAGTATACTGATACTCAGCTTGAACTAAATCTATTTGTTTTTGTATTTTAGCTCTACGCATATACTCTGCATCACTTATATTACCATATATACCACATGATGATAAAAATAATGTTAGCATTATAATTATAATTGTATAGAAGTATCCTCCTAACCATTTCAATAATTTTTTTGTTTCCATAATTTTAATTTTTAAACATTACTAAAATCATTATTCCTAATGAAATTAGTAATGCTATTAATATTCCTGTTCCTTTTTTCATAATTATCTGTCTAAAGGGTTATAGTATTTAATTTTCTCTTGGTCAAATGTAGATAACGCTGAGTTAACCCATTTAACATCTACAGTATTAGCATAACATAATATATGGCATGTAGCTTTTTCATAAGGTGATAGTCTAAGTAGTCTACCAATTCTTTGAGCAGTTTTACGTTCATTACCATATGCATGCATAATTATACCTTGTTTTAACTCTGGTATAGATACACCTTCATTAAGTTGAAGTACACAAGACATTTTAGTTATTCTTCCATCACTAAATAATTGTAAGTTATCATCTGATTTTTTATTACCTGAATGATAACTATGATTACACATTCTATCAGCTTGCTTTTGTGTATTAGCAAATACTAAACATTTCTGATTAATATTTTTTAATAAACCTTTAGCATACGCTTCTTTAGTACCATAGTCCATCATTGCTTTCATTCTCATGATAGATGTAAATTGTCTTTGCTTTGGTGTTTGTGCATCTCCAACTCTTGCAGTAAAATAATCATAGTCTCCTTTTTCTGATGTAAACCAGTGACCACCATTCTTATTTTTCTTTTTGTGTGTTTTTAGTTTTGATAATTGTAGTTCATGTACAATGATTTGATAATCATTTAATATTTCACTATCTGTTGCTTCATCAACACTAAAATTATATACAATAGGACAATATTTATTGACCATCTTGTATTTATCAGTTCCTTTTCTTGGAGGTGTTCCAGTTAATCCTAATATCTTACCTGCAAAACTTGATAAGAACTCTTCATGATTTTCTAATAAACTGTGACACTCATCTAAATAAACAATATCATAATCATTAGGATTATGTTTATTAATAGATAAATAAGTGCTAAATGTAATATGATCTATCAGTTTATCAGTTAAACTCATTTTTAATAGTTCATTCATCCAAGCTTCTTGTACAGTTAACTTTGGAACAACCACTAATACTTTTATAAATTGGTTATAGTTTTTTAATAAATGTTGTATTGCTATTCTTGTCTTACCAACACCCATTGAAATACCCAAACCACATCTTTTGTTATTTACGGCTAAATCTAATGCCTGTTGTTGAATTTCTTCTCTCATTAATCTCTTTTAATTGATAAACCTAATTCTATTGCTTGTTCAGGATGTGTTTCTATCCATTCATGACATGATCTACATACTGATAACCATGTTGATGTATCATTATGGTATTCACCACGCCCTTTTTTATGATGTACTTCAGATGCCCTTAATGCACAGCCAGGTATACTGGCCATGCAATTAGGTTTATCTGTAAGGAAGACTTTTCTAAGTTTAGAGTAATCTCTATTCTTTTTAGCCATTTTTTTTGATTCTCTGTTCATTTTATATTAAAATAGTTACCAGGAAGTAAACCTTCCTCAATAAATTTTACTATAAGATGCTCATACTCTATACCACAATCTTTAAGACTCATTTTGTTCTTATAATCAGGCATATATTCAAATGGAACTGCTATTAATGCTTTAGCATCTTTACTGTTTTCAAATATAGCAAAAATTGCATTAGCTTTCTTATTACATAGCCATTGTTTCCATTTATTAATAACATCTTGGGATCTTTTCCATACTTTGATTATTCTCCTCTTCTTATCCCAGTGCATCTTATTAATTTCTTCTCTTTTGTAGAGTTTTAATCCATGTAACACTCTTTTAAATAAAAAGTGTTGTTTAGGATTTAGTTTACTGTATTCAATATCTTCATAACTATTATATTGATCCAATATTCCTAGTTTGTTAAGATGTACAGTTTTTTCTGTTTTTTTTAATTCTTGTAATTGTTCATTAGTAAACATAGTTTTAGTATTATTATTAAGTTAGTATTAAGTGAGTGTATAAAAAAAAAAGAGAGACCCGTTAAGGCCTCTCTTTCAAACAAGTATTATATGACTCTTACAAGTCAAATGTAGAGTCTTCTACAACTTCTATATCTTCTTCAGTTGTAACTTCTTCTATTTCTTCAGATTTATCAGACTTTTTGTTTCTTCTTGTAGATGTCTCTTCAGAAACAACTTCATCTAATTCATCTTTGCTAATTTTAGCTTTCTTTGGCTCAAGACCATTTGCTTCTCTAATAGCAGCACCATTAGTGTGTGTGATTAATGTATCTTGTTCATCACTATCCATTGAATAAAATGTCTTTCTATATATAGGAGAATTCATCTCTCCTGTTTCAGTGTTAGTTCCTACACATATAACGCCAGTATCTCCAGCTATCTTAAGATCTCTATCAGGATTATTATTACTAAATGCTTCAAATTGCTCTTTAATAACAATTTGTCCTGGTAATTCTTTTTTATTTGCAAGCCCAGTTGCTTGTAAATCTTCTACAGTACCATGTATTAATGTACTTCTTGTAGATCTCTTCACCCAACCTTGGTTTCCAAATCCTACTTTTTCTTGTGTTAATCTAACGTGCCCAAATTCTGGGTTGTTCTTAGATACTCTGATTACACTACCGTTGTCATCTGCAACAATAGTTACTTTACCATTTTCTGTCATGTCAGTTTGGTTTTAAAAATTAATAAAAAATTGTGTTAATGTGTACCAGTTTGGTACATTTTAAATGTCATCAGGATAAAAATACTTATCCTCTAACTTGTCTATATCCGAAATCTCAGTAAGATTTGGCTCATGTTCAATTTGCGGTTCACCTTGAACTATATATTTATCCGCTTTAGGTTCTCTTGTTGTACCAGATGAAAGTGTTGACTTAAAAAAAGGGTCAGTCACTTCACTAGTATATTCACTACCAAGACAATTAAGCTCTTGTAAATCTTGATCACTCATGTCTAAGTATTGCTCAAGAGACAAGTGTATTATTCTGCCATTTGGTAATTGATAAATCATTTAACAAAAGTAGAAAAAATACACGTCTCTATTACATAGTTTTATTGTCTCAGCAATATTAATCAACAGAAGTATAGCTATCTATTGATATTATTTATAAAGATTTATTATATCTCTACTTAAATTAGCTCTTTTTCTTGCATAAAGTCTGCTTTCTTTTAACATCTCATTGGTCCAAGTATTACAATTATAAAAAAATGAATACTCACCTGTAGCCCTATAGTATGTTCCATTATTTTTTGGGTCATTTACTTTAACTCTATGACCTTTATCATCATACACATATGAATTATGTATATTTTCTCTCAATAAATCAAGTTGTTCTTGACTAATAGGAACAGGAATCCAGCTACTTCTTTTTCTATTGAATTTTGTTTCACGAATTACAACTTTTTCTCCATCAATAATTACATGTAAGAAATCTATATATTTTGCTTCACCCCATGTTGGAACATGTATAAAGAAATGTTCAGCACCCCATCCAAATGAAGTATACTCCTCATTTTGATCAGTTCCTGTTGGTACTACTATATCAACATGCAGTCCATTATCATTTAAATATACAGTATCTACTATGTCTCTTGTATCACCATAAATTAAACAATTAGGATTATTTACAGTATTTGTTTGGCACCCTATTAAAACAGATGCTACTAATATTATTATTATATTTTTCATCTTATTAATTTTATTAATTTACCATTTCTATTAATGCACTTTGCATCTTTTAGTTCCCTTATACCCCTCTTGATAGTACTATAACTAACATTTAGTAAGTCAGCTATAGTACCATTAGAAGGGAAACAAGTACGTCTTTTGTTACAATGAACAGCTAATACTGTATAAATTGCTTTAGCATTTGTTGAAAGTTCAGGATCTGTTATAACATTATATGATACTATCCCAAATCTATCAGACTTTTTCATTCCATATTTCCATAAGTTTATTATACTTCACATCTTCTGGATCTATTTTAATACAATCAAGAGTTTTAACCTCATGATCTTGTACTATTACAGAGTTATGACATAATAATACAGTAACTTTCAATTTATAATGAGTTGGATTAAAATCAGTACCATAACCAGTATCACCCATTATAATACCATACATATAACCATCTGAACTCATTATACCTTTGTCAATCATAATGTCACGATCCCAATCTTCAAACTCATATTTACCAGGTTTAAACTTTACATAGTCATTAATATTTAATAACTCATAATCAGGTTTAAACATAATATGTATAAGAAATTCTAATTGTGAATCAGTTAACATATGTATTACTGAATCCATCATTGCAGATTCTTTATACTTTTTGGTGAATATATCACCAACAAACATTTTAATATTTTCTGTGCTTATACTTATACTTTTCATAATTAATGTATTATTGCTGCTGTTATGTGAATTATTACAATCATTAAACCAGCTGTTATTGCTATTCCAAATACTATAAGACCAGTTATTTCCTTCCAATTAGATCTATATGTGTGCCATATTCTACCAACTAATGATCTTTTCTTTTGTTGTTTAAACATACTTTTGTATGGTGGAATCTTTTTTCCTTTTGCATTATATGCATACCATACTTCATCAATTCTATTTGCCATGATAATTATTTTTTAAATTTATAAATAGTACACCCAGTAGGACTTGAACCTACAACCTACAGCTTAGAAGGCTGTTGCTCTATCCAGTTGAGCTATGAGTGTAAATTAGAAATAAGGGTGACAGTTTCCCATCACCCTTAAGTCATCTCACTCAAACTTAATAATCATACTGACTACTAATTCTTATACAACTATATAGTAATACTATACTATTGTGTTGTTATGTAGGTCACAGTTGAGCCATTATTATCAAATAAAGACAACATACTGCTATTCCTATGTATCCTACTAATGTTAAAATTGCACTGAATCTATACTGATCATCTCTTTTCATATCTGTATATTAATTTTCCTTATTCCTGAGTTCTTATACTCAGTATATTTATCTAATATATTAGGATTATTCTTAATCAATTGTTTTAACTTTGGAAAGAATTGACTCATTTCTTTAATCTTACTTATATTTTCATAATGATTGTAGAACAACAGTCCATTATATTCTTCTTTACATTCAATATGTATATTCCATGCAGATAACATTAATGTATAGTCATCATTGAACTTAATTTTATAAGTATGATCACCTTTCCCATTTAATATATTTGATAAATACTTTGGTACATTTTGTGTTATATTATAAAATGTATGAGTTATTTTATCATCAATATTATATGATTGTCTAACATGACTCATCCAATAGTTGTTAACTATTTCAAATGAAGATGGTGTAGTTGTAACAAATCCTGTATGTCCTTTGATTTGTTTATCTATCTTCAATACAGTTTTTATATTATTAACTAAATGGTCATCATCCTTTGCAACTTCCTCAGCTGCAAAAGGATGAATCCCATTAGATAATAACCCCTTAAAGTAATTAACTAACCAAGTCATTTTGTTTCCCATGATTTCCACGCTTCTCTTGAATTTCTCCAATTGCGGTAATTAAGTCTTAATGAAAAGAAATAATTTAATGTTGATAGTAAGTATACCAATTGTATAACACAATACATCAGTAATCCTCCTGAATCACCTATGTTAAATAGATAACCAACAGGTAACATTGCTACCATAGTAATTAATGATAGAATAGTTGAAAAGATAACAGCTACAAATATTTTTATAGGTGCTACCCAAGTTTTAATATGTCTCATAATAGTAGTTTTAATTAAAGTTATAAGTGAGTTGAATGTCCATGAATGGAAGTAGGATTATTAGTCCTAGATCACGATTTGATTTTTGATAACCAAATCCAATACCAACGAATGGTATAAAGTTTATGCTAAAGTCTAAGTTAGCGTTGAATTTCTTGTTCATAATAGTATGATTTAAATTAATAGTTTGAGTTAATAAATGTATGATACAGCTTAGTGGAAACCAGACTACCCTGGTTAACCACATTGCTGTATGTAAGTCTTGAAGTGGACCCGCACTACCTAGATTAAGAAAGAGTACCTCTAATCAAAGATTTAACTTCTAGGTTTTTAATATTCCGGATACTTATACTCTTATCCTATAGAGAGAGAACATAAGAATATAACTATAACACAGACACCTATTGTTAGGTTATATGCCAGTATGTTTCCATACGTCTTAAGATGACATCATTTGTGGATTCATCATGTGTTGATAGCTATATTATATATTACTGTCATTAACAGTTGTAACTGTGGTAATAAGTGGTGTTTTGTGGTAAATAAGACCACACTCTCACAACTTAACACACACAATTAAATATTTATTGTAACAAATGAATTGTTTTTATGTGGTTACACACCTGTATGTGGATGTAACCTTGGATGTAACTCACCTGTGAATACATTTGTTTAGTAGATGAACACACATCCAATTAAGTTGGTGTTGATTCTATACTGTCAGTATGTATTCACAGTTTGAGTGAGTTATATTTTGCACTAATCTGTATTAGTACATAAAGGATTTAGGGATATTAATCCCCTTGTATCAGGCTATCCAGCCCAATACATACCAGTTTCAACTGAGTTATCATCCTGGTCCATGACCGGACTGTCACTCATTGACACACCTTCAATCTCTTGATTTGATTTCAAATTAAGTGTTGATGGGTCAATACTGGTACCATTCTGGTCACACGGACACCATAGACCGAAGGTCACGGTTCCTTGTGTTCTAGAATAGATAGTTACACCATTCACAACTTTCTTTGTTAGTTGTGTTGGTTCAGATTTTACAACAACTGTGTTGTTTACAATCTTGTGGAAGAAAACATTTTTTGACATAGTTAAAAAATTTTAAGGTTACCCTACATTCATAGGGGGTGGCAACATGCCAAAAATAAAACGGGGAGCAATTCATAAGAACCTTTCAAGCACGTGACACATGAAATATTTTAATTACCCAAAAATTTTTTGTATATTAGATATATACATCCTTTATAGAAAGGAGTCAGATTAAGTCCCACCTAAAAAAAAAAATACATTATGTCAGAAGAATATGAGGAAGAAGATTACACTGGGCTAACATACGGACAAAGACTACAGTTAGAGGAGATGATCATTGATACAGCATTTAGGAATTCATTCAAGGTGATAACAAAAGAAACCAAGTTTGAAGATCTATTAGATGAGAAAAGAGAAGATGGGATGAGTGCACTAATGGCCCACCAACCGGAAGAAGATCCGTCAATAGAAACGTTGGAAAATATGATGGCCTATTTCGTGGAAACAGAGGAATATGAAAAATGTGCCAAGATTCGTGATATAATAACGGATAGAGAAATAAATAATGAATTAAAAGAAATAATACCAAATGTACGTATACAAAGCAAAACTAGATAGAGTAGTAGATGGGGATACCTTAGATGCTATCATTGACCTGGGGTTTGACATCACTGTTCATAAGAGAATAAGACTAGTGGGGATCAATACTCCTGAGTCAAGAACCCGGGATCTAGAAGAAAAGAAGCGTGGCCTAGCTGCTAAAGAAGCGTTATTAACAATGTTAACAGAGACAAACCAAAGTGAGTACTTTGTTCTTGAGAGTGAAAGCGTGGGTAAGTATGGCCGTGTACTTGGAAAATTACACATAGAGACAGATGATATTGACTGCTGTGTAAATGACAAGCTGATAGAAATGGGACATGCCGTGGAATATCATGGCGGAAAAAGAAAATAATCCATGTGGAAATTATTCAAAGATGAGAATGATATAAATGAAAAGGCTGTAGTTGGCTTTGCATCATTCATATTAATGGTACTATTTGCAATTGCAGACCTAATAACAGGATGGTGTGGAATGGAATTAGTGATCAATAATACTATATACAACTCATTTGTCATTGTGACATTAGGATGTTTTGGTATTAGCTCATTTGAAAAGATTAAAAATAAATAATCATTCATGACAAACAAAGAGAAGACTCCTCCAAAGGGGTCAGTAAGGTTTTCCCTTAGCCTTTCTCCAGAACAGAAGAGAGCTAAGACGGAGATCTTAAAGAGTCCTTTTAACTTCATAGTAGGTAAAGCAGGATCAGGTAAGACATTGTTGGCTGTACAAGTGGCATTGGATCAGTTCTTCAAACGTCAATACAATAAGATAATTATAACAAGACCTACTGTATCAACTGAAGATAACGGATTCCTACCGGGGTCTGAGCGTGAAAAGATGGAACCGTGGTTAGTTCCTATCCGTTCTAATATGCGTAAAGTCTATAATAAACCGTCCATCCTTGAAAAGATGGAAAAGGAAGAAAAGATAGAACTTGTATCATTAGCACACTTCCGTGGAAGAACATTTGATAATAGTGTTGTCATAGTAGATGAATTTCAGAATCTAACTAGATCACAGTTTGCAATGTGTATAGGGAGGCTTGGTAAAGATTCTAAGATGATATTTTGTGGTGACTCATACCAAATAGACTTAAAAGACAAAAACTGGTCAGCATATCATGATATGGCAAAGCTAACAAACTCTAATTATGTGTTTAAAACTGTATTAGAAGACTCACATAGACATATAGCAATAGATGATTTACTAGAACTATTAAATGGTTATCATTAAAAAAAACCTTATAAACTTTTTTTATTTAAACTTTTTATATATATTTGCCAAGAATTTAATTATTAATTTAAAATTAGAAAAATGGCAAAAGCTAAAAAAACAACTGCTCCAGAATCAAATGGAGAAAATGTTTCTAAGGAAGAACTAGAAACAAGAAGAAAGGAAATTACTTCATACTATGAAGAGAATATTCCTCATCTTAAAGTTCAGAAAGAGTATGAAGAACTTTTAAGAGACATTGAAAAAGTACGTGCAGAAAGACTGCAGGCTCAAATGTTTATTGCACAAACTATGGCTGCTCCACCAGAAGGAGAGGAAGCACCAAGTGAAATGAAAGCTGCATTTGATGCATCTAAAACATCAGGTGCTGATGCAGCAGAGCAAATTAAAAGAACTTTAAAAAGACAAACTAATGAAGTATAGTGTTGATCACATAAAGAGAGCACTAGAACGTAAGAGTTACAAGTTTTTTGAATCTGGTGACTATAATGTAAATATAGTTGGAGTAAGAAATTCCTTAACTAAGAATAAAGTTACAAATGCATTTGATGATTTAATGACTCTATCATATAAGATAGATGGTGAATGGCAATATCATGAATTTGATTGCACCACTGATCCAGGAACTCATTATATGGATAGTCCAATATTAGAAAACACAGGATGTGCAATTCTAAAACCTGGACAATATCCAAAGTCTCATAAGATTAGAAAGCATCAAGGTAGGTATGAAGCATTGGGACAACAGAATCCTGTTACTGTCTATAGAGATAATAATAGAGATGATATGTACAATCTAGATCAAGAGAATACTGATACTGGTTTATTTGGTATTAATATTCATAGAGCTACCAAGTATGCTGGCAAGAAGTCTTCACAAGTAGATAAATGGTCAGCAGGCTGTCAAGTAATTGCAGCTAATGATGATTGGACTAAGTTTATGAAGATAATGAGAAAGGCTAGAGATACATGGAATAATAATTTTACATATACATTACTTGAGAGTGATGACATTCCAACAACATGGCTATAGTTAATAAAATAGAGAAAAAGATTAAAGTAGGTAAGGGTGAGGTAATTCAATACCAAATCCTTACTTACTGTTTCTTTAATAATATACAGATTAGTTCATCTGATCTCAATTGTCTCTATTCTTTAGCTCTAATGGAAGGTGTTGAATTAACGGTATTCTGTGAAAAAATATCTGAACTAGGTATATTTAAAAGTCCTCAATCTTGTAGAAATGCTTTATCAAAAGCTGAGAAGAAAGGACTTATAGTTAAGAAGGGAAATAATAAGAAAACAATATCACTTAATCCTGATATGGATATTCAGATAGAGGGTACATTGTTTTTAGATTTTAAAATTTTAGGAAATGAATCCAAAGAATTATAAAAATTTTTATGATGATATTTCAAAAGAATCTGAGGTCCACAGAGATCTAGTTTCTGACTTTGTATTTTTCTTCTATGATAAGGTTAGAAAAAATTTATCTAATCTAACAAGTCCAAAAATTGCTCTTCCTAATCTTGGAACATTCTCAATTAGAAAAAACAAGTTAAAGAAGAGTATAAAAAGACAACAAGATATATTGGGTAATTTAGATAAGATGAAGTTTGATGGGTATGATAAATCTGTACCCGTAAAAGAAAAATTAAAAAACATGAAGAGTGCTTTAGAAAAGTTAGAGGATAACATAAAGAATAAGAAAAAGTTTAGAGATGAGAATAAATAAATTATTAGGTGCATTAGGAAATCTTGATAAGATTGCAGAAGGAATAAAAAATAAAATCTTTAAAAAAGATGATGTTGAAGCTGTTGCAAAATTAAGATTTATGGAATGCCAGATTTGCCCATTAATAGATAATGAGGGTAGATCCTGTGCAGTTCCCAAGACAGCTCCTTGCTGTTCAGATTGTGGTTGTAGTCTTAGTTTAAAGATAAGAGCAATGTCTTCTGATTGTCCAAAAGGTAGATGGAAAGCTATTATGACACCAGAGATGGAAGAGGAATTTAAAAAGCAATTATATTTTGGTCATGAAGCAAAAAAGAAACATGATGAAAAAATATCAAGACTTAAAAAGGAACAAAAAGAAAGACTTGATAAACAAATAAAAGATAGAGATGCCCGTAATATTTAGAGAAAAAGGACATATATATGAGAGTCTTGATGAAGACTTAGAGAAAGACCAAATCAAATGGACTAGTGTGACTAGTCTTGTAGGTTTATTTAAACCTAAGTTTGATAGAGATGGTCAAGCTAAAAAATCATCTAAGAATAAAAGATCTAAATGGTATGGTATGACTCCCAAAGAAATAATAGATGCTTGGGATACTGAAACGGCTAGAGCAATTAAACTGGGTAACTGGTATCATGATCAAAGAGAAGAAAACTTATGTGAATTTAATACTATTGAAAGAGATGGAACAGAAGTTCCAATTATAAGACCTATTGTGGATGATAATGGAATTAAGATTGCACCAGAACAGAAACTAGAAGATGGTGCATATCCTGAACATTTTGTATATTTAAAATCATTAGGAATATGCGGTCAAGCAGATCTTGTATCTATTGTGAATGGGAAGATTAATATCCTTGATTATAAAACTAATAAAGAAATAAAAGAAAAAGGATTTACAAATTGGGAAGGTATAACATCTAAAATGTATAATCCAGTTAGTAATTTAGATGATTGTAACCTGATGCATTATAACTTACAATTAAGTTTATATGCATATATTATTAAAAAACACAATCCTAAATTAAAAATAGGTAAATTACAAATACAACATGTATCATTTGAAAAAGAAGGTGAAAATGAGTTTGGTTATCCTATCACTAGATATAATGATCAGGATGAACCTATTATTAAAGAAATTAAAATGTATGACATGCCATATTTAAAAGATGAAGTTAATAGTCTTGTTATGTGGCTTAAAGATAATCCACAATGCTAGTAAAATTATTTGATGTACAAAATGGAAAGGTTATACCTTCAGAACATTGTTACTCTATAAAGAGTTTAAAAAGTATCATGGATGAATATCCAGATACACATATGCAAATATATTTGTTTATATTTTATATGACATGTCCTGATCCTGATATGAATCCCTTTTTCAATATGACAGAACATGAGAAAGAAGAACTTATTATAGATGAGATTGGATTAGAAGAGTCACCAGAAGATGAGTCTATCAGGAAAGCTATAAAACTTTGTGAAGAGCTTTATCATACACCAACATATAGAGCATATAAGGGTATTAAGACTATGTTAGATAGATTAGCAAGATATATGGAAAAGACTCAGATAGAACATGGAAGAGATGGTAATCTTACAGCATTGGTAAATACAGCTGCTAAATTTGACAGTATAAGACAATCATTTAAAGGAGCATATAATGATATGAAAGATGAACAAAAAAGTTCTGTCCGTGGTGGGCAAGGACTTGCATATGATCAATTATAATAATTAAAACCAAAATAAAATGAGTAAAATTAGACCAGTGGGAGATAGACTCCTTATTAGACAACACAAAGCAAAAGAAACTTATGGTGATACAGGTATATTTATTCCTGATGCACAACAGACTAAAGATGATAGAGGGACTGTAGTGGGTATAGGTGAAGATGTTGAAGGTATATTTGAAGGAGAAATAGTACTATTCAATCAATTTATACAACCAGTTAAAGTATCTCATATGGATGAAGATCATATACTACTTAGACAACAAGATGTGTGGGCAATAGAGGATGTATAAATCAATCCCAACATATAAGGATGGTGAATGGGGTACCACTGAATTCAAAACAAGAGATGAATTTAGGGATTACCTCATCACTCTTTTTAAGGAACCTGGTCAATATAACTTTGATGAAGCAGCCTTATTGTTCAATGATCAAGCAAAGATCTTTGACAAGCAAGGATTCTATTGTGATAAACCATTTAGATCAAAAGATTATATAAACTATTGGGAGGATCAAAAAAAGAAATGTAAAGATGGAGTATTCTATCACGGAAAGAAGAATGTATTTTACTTAACTAGGGATTATTACATGTGGTTAAACTTCTTACCAATCTTTGACAAAGAGGAAAAGAAATATGGATTTGCAAAAGTAAGAGACGCTCAATATCACATGGCACTTTATGAAATATTAGCTGAGTTACATTATAAACATGCAGCTATACTAAAGAAAAGACAGATAGCATCTTCATACTTTCATATGGGTAAGATTATAAATCAATTCTGGTTTGAAGAAGGATCTATATGTAAGATAGGAGCATCACTTAAAGATTATATTAATGATAAAGGTTCCTGGAAATTCTTAGATGAATATAAAACATTCTTAAATGAACACACTGGTTGGTATAGACCATGTACACCAGAAAAAGTTTTACTGTGGGAGCAAAAGATAGAAGTAAGGATAAATAATAGAAAAACCAACAAAGGACTTATGTCCAAAATACAAGGTGCATCCTTTGAAAAAAATGCCACAACAGGTGTAGGTGGACCTTGTACTTACTTCTTTCATGAGGAGGCTGGTATTGCACCAAAGATGGATCAGACCTATGAGTACATTAGACCCGCAATGACATCTGGTATGATGACAACAGGTATGTTTATTGCAGCAGGTTCAGTGGGTGACCTTAAGCAATGTAATCCATTAAAAGAATTTATACTTAATCCACAATCAAATGATATATATGCCATAGAGACTGATCTTATGGATGACAAAGGTGGTATTGGTATTGCAGGATTATTCATTCCAGAACAATGGTCTATGCCTCCACACATTGATAAATATGGTAATTCATTAATTAAAGAATCTCTTAAAGCAATTGTAAATGAGAGAGCACAATGGCAAAAAGATCTGGCACCTGAACAATATCAATTACGTATATCTCAGAAACCAGTTAATATTGCAGAGGCATTTGCATATAGAGAGGAAGCAATATTTCCACAAAATCTTATTGCAAGACAACTAAAGAAAATTGAGGATAAAGAATATCCATATGAGTTTATTAAATTAGAAAGAGACCAAACAGGAATAGTTGCAAAAAGAACAAAGAAATTACCTATATCACATTTTCCAGTAAAGAAGAAAATGGAAGATAAAACTGGATCAATAGTTGTCTGGGAAAGACCGGTTAAGAATCCAGGCTTTGGAACATATTATGCTTCTATTGACCCTGTATCAGAAGGAAAAACAACTACATCTGATTCATTGTGTAGTATATTTGTATATAAGAATCCTGTTGAGATTACAAGAGAAACCCCAGATGGTCAAGAAACATTTATTGAGAAAGATAAAATTGTAGCTGCATGGTGTGGTAGATTTGATGATATAAATAA